GGCAATCTTTGCCGCCTGCGCGGCCTTCACGCCTTCCATGAAATCAAAGGTTGAACCATGCGCGAATGATTGCAGGGCCGGGGCGGCTTCCATGGCGAAACGATCCGGCGCGAATTTTGTGTGGCGAATCTTGATCTCTTGAAAATTCTCGACCCCCCAAAGGTTGCGGTTCATACAAACGCCGCGCAGGTACATTGCCGCGACTCCGGCGGTCTTGCTGCCGGTCTCGCTGTTCCATGCGTAAAAGCCGCGGAAAACAAGGTCGGGGTCGCCGTTCTCAAGCTTGCCGATTTCGATAGGCCGGGTGTCGTCTACCAGAAAAACGAAAACGTCCCGGTCACTGGCGTAAAGCGTTGTTGTGTCCTTCGTCACTGGCACAAACGGGTCATAAATAGCCCGCCCGTTTGCGCTGCCGGTCATCATGCCGGGGATTTTCCAGCCGCTGCCCTCGCCCGCAAAGCGGTTGATTGTTTGCAGCATCTCATAATCGAAAATCCGGCCATAATCCGGGCCGGTGGTGGCCCTAAGCTCGCCGCCCTCGGTGCCGTGCCCGTATGCCTTCACAAGGTCTCGGCTGCGATTGTACCGCAAACCCCATTGCATAGCGTCGGCGGCAATGGGTGCGGGCAAGTCTCGCAGATATCCGGCAGGCGCTCCCGCCAGATTGGCGAGCTGATTAAAGGACCAATTTGTCGGCTTGTTCAAATGCTCGCGCCCGTCCTCGTCGGTGTATTCGACCAGAATCTCGCCCCGGGTGGGGTTCGCTTCGTCGAGCTCGCCGATGATCTGCATCTTGTGGGTGTTCACAATTTGGTTATGCATTTGGCGGGCGTCGTCTCTTTTAAAGGCCAGCATATCGGCAAGGGATAAGAACCGCTCATCGTCCGGGCGGTTCCACCAATTAGACGAAACAGTGCTGTTTCCGATCCCGTGGCGAATTGCGTCGGTTTGATAAGCGCCCGTTACTGGGGCGTTGTGTCGGTGCTGGGGCTCGCCGTGAATGATTCCGTTTTGCGGCTGGCCGTCGATGGTGATTAGATCGTTATTTTGCATTGTTTATGCTCCCGTTAAAATGCGGCCCGGCTTGGGCCGTCTGGGTGTTGTCTCATAATATCGCAGGGCGAGCAAGTAATTTTGCAAAAAATAAGCCCGCCGAATGGCGGGCCTATAAAGGGGGATCGGCTGCGGGTTCAAAACTCCCGCAATATGTCCTCGGTTCTGGCGTATCGGTTCAACGCCTCGATCAGTCCGGGCTCGAGCTCTCGCAACAGCTCGAGGTTGCGCTGGTCCATTCTCGCGACCGAGCCGTGCAGACTATCCATTGCCCGGGCCAGTGACTCGGCCCGGGTGTCGGCCATGCCGTGCTCGATCAATTTTTCAGAATATTTAACCATGGTTTTTTGCTCCCTTATCAAGGCCGATATCCCCGGCCACGTGGTGACGAATAACCGAGCCCGGGGGCAGGGTTTTAACAAATGCCCGCAGGCGGTCCCCGTCTGTCTCCGGCTGCTGCTGGTTCGCGGTGGCAGTCCAATGCAAGGCGACATTGCCGCCCGCCGCATAGCATCCGCCCGGATCGTCGGTGGCTGCTTTTTTCTTGCTGGCCCCGTGCGCTGTAAACCCGATGATAAAATCGCGGTTCAAGCGAGCACAAAGCGGGCCGTCCTTCCCGCCGCAATTCCGGCAAGTTACATCGTCGTTATATTCTGCCGGGCACCGGACGATCCGGGTGCCGCCGATGCGCCGATATTTGTGCAAACCGGCAACCCCGAGCTCGTATTCATAAACCGGGGCAGATATCCAATATTCAGGCTTTACGACGGTGACAACAGGGGCATCGCTTACCTGTTGCGCCAGTAACGCGGCGTTCGGGTTGGCGGCGCTGTAATTGATCACGGTTTTTTTAGGGCTCAATTTATGAGACCAGAAAAGCGGGTGAAAGTGTGAATAGGTAAACGAAAAGCCGCGCCGGGGTTTTGCGTCAAGTACGGCGTCCAGATAGTCAAAATCAATTTGACTCTCGCGGCATCCTTTCCCGCTGGGGTTTAGTTCACAAGATGCCGGACATGTCCCGAATTTTTCCGAGCTCCCCGCCCGGTATGTAACGGCGCACCCGGCGGTTTTCTTCGCGCTGCTCATTGCTGTAGTTTTCAACATGGTTAATTGCTCCCGTAATAGATGCGATTTAACCCATACATAAAGCAAAGAAAAAGGCCCGTCAATATGGCGGGCCTTCTTTTTTATTATCTACGATGGCGATATCGATCGACGCGTCGGTCGGCTTTTTTGTAATTTGGTCCGTATAACAAGCGGCCAAGAAGGGCGAAAATGAACATCAGGTTATCACCCATTTATCACGAATATCACCAACAACCCGAACGATTTTTCGCAACCGCTCGATTTTATCAAGATCGCTGTCCCCACTTATGTATGGATCGTCCGGGTGATTGTAAATTTTCAGTGGCGACAGCACACCCACATAACAATGCTTCCCTTCGCCTTGGACATTCTGGTCCATAACCTCAAAAATCTTTTCAAGATCAGCCAGTGCCTCAAGAACATTTTTAAGCCTCATTCGATTCCCGGCATACAAAACTTGCTCACTCATCGCAATCTCCCGTGTTGCAGTTGTGTCCCTGATATATGGGATTATTGCGGACAAATCAAGTCAAATATCGTGTCCCAGTGAAAAGGCTGTTGACAACGGAACAGGGGCTCAACCTTCTCGATGCCGTCCATCTTCAAATCGACCGCCGCCGCTGCCGGATACAAAAGACACTCTGACGGCTCGGTGGCCTTGGTTTGTCGCTTAATCAAAATCCAGCAGCTAGAGTGCTGGTGACGAGATAGCCACGCCACTTGTGACGGACGGAGTGTTACCGCATTGCCGGTAATATACTTGAGCTCGACCAGATGAAGGTCCCCAGCCTCGTCACATATCATCAGGTCAGGAATCCCGGCCCCGATGTAATTCTCAATCCTCGTCAAAAGCAGCTTCCGTTTCGACCGCTGCGCTGCTTCCTTCACTTGCTTGTAAAAGCCTGCCTCTCGCTTTGTCGCGATTGGAGGCATTTTCTTCTTCGGGGGTAATATCGATTGTGACCGGGGCATAACTGTTCTTGATCTCCTCAAGGGCTTTCAGAACCTCGTCTTTGCTCATGCTATCAATCGAGCCGTGACGAATCTCGGATTTGCTTACGTAGATGTCCCCTTGTGCCTGACCTCGCCGATACTCCGCTTGAACAGCAGCAGAGTAAGCGCCGTTCTGCAAAGCAGTATCACGGATGAGCTGAAGGTCACGCAGATGTCGTTGGTAAGTCACGCCAAATTTCTCGTCGAGCTCGCGGCGGTAAGCTTGGATTGCGGCTACCACGTGCGGAGAGATGTGTGGGTTGGTCAGCTCATACGCACGAGTGTGAGCAGAGCCGACAGAGTAGCCCGCGTTGATCGCCGCTTCTCTCAAAGTTATCTGACCGTCCTTGCTGACCAGCTCTTTGACAAAGAGCTCCTGCTTTCGAGTCAGGGGGGATTGTGCTGTCACCGGGGGACGGCCCCGGGTCTCCATGGGTTTGCCGGTGAGCTTGGATGCTCTCTTTCTTGCCGCCATCGTTTCCTCAGTTAAAACGGTCAACTCCCATCCTTTTTACAGGGGTTACTTATATAGAGCAAAAAATATTTTTTTTTAAAAAAGCCCGCGACCCCCCTTTAAGGTCATTTTCTCTGTTACATATTTGGTTTTAAATATGTAACACAAAAAGTAACACCTTTATCCTTCTGTAATCCTTAGTGAGTAACGATTACAGAGTGATGTTACTTTTTTTACACCAGTTACACCATATTTTTTGTGTTTTTTATTTTTTTTAATTTTCTCCTTATATAAGTAACAGTAACGGAAAAGGGCCCCGCCGAAGCGGAGCCCTAGTTTTATTGGCTCTGTTCCTCCACGTGCGCTTCGTGTGATATCCGAAGCTGATTGCACCAATCCTTCTGAAACGTCTCATGCGTGAGCCGTTCATCGTTGGACGGAGTCATCGTGCTGCGGGTCAACTTGAAGAAGCCGATGGGTATCACCCGGTCAGCGTCTTCTGAGTGCCAAGATAGGCACCCCATGCCCGTGATGTTTGTTCGATCAGTTGGGCAGTACCAAACTTGAACGAACTGTGGGTATGAAGAGCCGTATGCTTTGGCAGCATTCCGGGCCGCGGTCACCGGATCGGTAGCTTTGGCCCAAGTTCCGTGGATACCGGCTGTTGAGGCGAGGAAGGTGCCGCCGTTAGGCAGCACCCAATCTTTGATGTCAGTCATGCTGACCTCCCGTAGTTGATAGACGTTGAGAAAAAGCGTTGGCGGTTTTCGATACCGCTCTTCTTACTATTCCATTATATATCAATGAGTTATGGGTGCTATCCCATATGCGACTTATCTTATAC